CCCATCCAAGGGCCCCCCGGCACGTGGCGCCGCACCGTCACCATCAACATCGAGCGAGTGGCATGACCACCGTCGCGATCAAGGCGGGCTCGGCGCGCTTCGTGGTGAGCCACGAGACCGCGATCGAGCGGGCCCGGGTGGAGACGTTCTTCACCAAGGAGCCGGGCACGCTGCGGTGGTTGCGCGAGCAGGTGCGCCCGGGCGATGTGCTGCTGGACATCGGGGCCAACATCGGGCTCTACAGCCTCTATGCGGCGGCCCTGCAGCCGGTCGAGGTCTATGCAGTGGAGCCTCATGTGCCGACGGCGGCGAGCTTGCTGCGCAACGTGTGGCTGAACGGGTGGCTCAGCCGGGTGCACGTGCTGACCTGCCCCTTGGCACTGGATGCAGGGTGGCAGAACTTCCACTACCGGGGCCTGGAGGCGGGCATCTCCGACAACCAGTTCGGCCCGCACCCCGGCGTGTGCGTGGAGCCGAAGTACGGGGTGCCGGTCGATGATCTGCTGTTCGACAAGCTCATGCCCCAGCCGACGCTGGTCAAGATCGACGTCGACGGTAACGAGCCGGACATCGTGGCCGGGATGGGCTTCGCCTTGCAGGGCGTCCGCAGCGTACAGGTGGAAGTGAACCCCGGCCGCCTCGACCGGCTCGTCCAGCAGTTCGCCCGCGCCGGGCTCGTCAATCCCCAGCGGCACGATACCGCCCACGGCCGGGCGGCCCTGAAGGCCGGAGCCGCGCCGCAGTCCATCGCCTACAACCTTATCTTCACGCGCATCCAGGAGGGATGACCATGGCCGACAGCAAGAGCATCGCGTTGCAGGAGAAGATCGCCAAGCAGGAGCAGAAGATTGCCGCCGTGCGGGCCGACATCGCGCGGCTGGGGGCCAAGGGGCCGGAGGCGGCACCCAAGGTGGGCCGCCTCAGCGACAAGCTCAAGGCACTACTGGCCGCGCTGGAGAAGACCAAGGCCGACCTGGCCGCCTGGTTGGCGCGGCAGGCCCAGGACATCCAGGCGCCCTGACGCGCGTGCGTCCGTTCCGGATCTTCATCGGCCACGATCCCCGCGAGATGCTGGCGGCGGCCGTGCTGGCGCACTCGATCAACGTCCGCGCGAGCCTCCCCATCGCGATCGTGCCGATCAACCTGCGCCATCTCCAGGCCGTCTACACCCGGCCCCGGGGACCCCTGGAGGCCACCGAGTTCAGCATCTCCCGGTTCCTCGTGCCGTATCTTGCCGGGTTTGAGGGGGTCTCGCTCTATCTTGATTGTGACATGCTCTGCCGGGTCGACGTCGCCGAGTTGGCCGACCGGGCTGCCGCCCAGGCGGAGCCCTGGACGGTGATGCTGGTGCCCCACGACTACCAGCCCCGCACCGGCCACAAGATGGAGGGCCAGGTCCAGACGGTCTACCCGCGCAAGAACTGGTCCTCGCTCATGCTGTTCAACAATGCCGCGTGCCGGACCCTGACTCCCGCGTATGTGGCGACGGCCAGCGGTCTGGCGCTCCATCGCTTCCACTGGGCCCCGGACGCGGGCCTGATCCCGCTGCCGCTGGAGTACAACTGGCTGGTGGGCGAGTACCCGCCGAATCCTGCGGCGAAGCTCTACCACTACACCCTCGGCGGCCCCTGGTTCGAGGACTACCGCGATTGCGATCACGCCGCCGAGTGGCTCGCCGAACGCGATCATCTCCTGGGGGCCGTGCATGCCGCCTAGCATCACGGGCCTCCTCGATGACAACGCGCTCGAACTGGTCGCCGCCTTTCTCGGCAACCTGGCCGACCTGCCCTTCGACGGCTACTTCGTGGATGGCGTCGACCTGGCCCTGCCCCCGCCGACGACCGTCTTCCCCGCGACCTTCCCCGTGCGAGGCACCCCCTGGCACCCGGTCCTCGGCACGCCCTGGCCGCAGGTGCGCGGGCACACCTGGACCCCGGTGACAGGCCGCGGCTGGCGGCAGATCCGATGATCCCGGTGCTGCAGAAGTACCCGACCGAGATCCGCACGGCGAGCTTCAGCTTCGTGGAGAAGCTGGCCCCCGGCGACACGCTGTCCGGCGCGATCACCATCACCGCGAGCGCGGGGCTCACGCTGATCGGCCCCACCGTCGACGTGGCCACCGCCACCGCCACCGTGCACGTCAGCGGCGGCGCCGCGGGCCAGGACTATGAGGTGCGCTGCGAGGCGCCGACGACGGGCGGCGATCTGCTGCGCGAGGTGGTCGCCATCGAGGTGCGCGACGATGCCAACTAGGCCCCTCGGGCCCCGCCCGCGGCCCGTCTGCTCGCGCTGCGGCGCGCTCACCTGGGCGCAGTGCGCCTGTCGAGCCCGATGAATGGCGCTGGACGAAAACGCGAAGGCCGCCAATGTCGTGGGCAGTCTCCAGCAGTACGTCCACGACAGCCTGGGCGACGTGCTCAATTCCTCGGACCCCGCCATCGACTACGGCGGGGGCATGCCGTTCGAGGACAGTCGGCTGGCGCAGTGGATTCAGCTACGCATGATGGCCTTCGCCCGGCCCGCCTGGGGGCTCGGCCCGTTCGCCGGGCGCGCGGGCAACGATCCGGCGGCGGGGCGCGGCCAGGAAGGCTACTGGCTGCTCAACGTCAACTGCTTCGTGCGCGTGCAGCGCACGGGGACGGGCGGGGCCCTCGACAACCTCGCCCTGCTGCGCTTGCGCGATACCGTGCTGGGCGCGCTCATGCCGGGCACGCGCATCCGCGTGAAGGACTACGTCGGCACGCAGGAGACGCTCGGCTATCTCTTCCTGGACAGCATCCAGGAGGACCGCGCGGTGCCCGACCCGAACCGCGAGGAACTCTTGCAGCACAACCTGGTGTTCTGGCTCCGGTGGACGGAGACCTGGACCCCGTAATGCCGCACTCACCGACCACGGACGGCCCCGGGCCGTCGGAGCGTACACACCATGACGGCCAAATATCGCGAAGTTAACATCGAGGACATCCACGAGGAGGACGCCTTCTCTGCGTGGGGCTACGTGACCCTCAAGGTCCAGCGCGGCGACGAAGTGCTGGGGGTCAAGGTCAAGATCACCTCCGTGCCCCAGGAGATGGTCGACAGCCTGCGGAAGAAGGCGCCGAAGCCGCCGACCAAGACGGTGATGCTCGATCCCACCAATCCGGATCACGCCGCGCTCGGGATCACGACCCGGCAGAAGGCGATGATCCCGGACTACAACGATCCGGAATACCGCCAGGCCTCCGAAGAGCACGACCTCTCCTTCCGCCGCGAGGTGGTCGGCCAGGGCGTGGCCTCCAGCTTGCGTCTGAAGGACGGCAGCAAGGCCGAGGCGCCCGAGCAGCGCTACCGCGCCCTGGAAGAGCGGGGGCTCAGCGGCGTGCACTTCACCGAGATCGCGACCCAGATCCTCCAGTTGACCCAGTGGTCCGAGGAGGAGCGGGCAAATTTTTTGACGAAGTCCTCGGCCGGAACACCGGAGAGCTAACCGGCCACGTTACCGGCCGGTTCTTCTACTGGGAGATGCTCCTCGCGTTCGGGCTCACGGACAGCGCCTTCAAGGCCCTGCCGCGGTCGGAGCGCGAGGAGATGTGGGCCTGGTGGCAGTGGCGGCACGAGATGAAGCACCAGCTTGAGGAGAAACAGCGCATGGAGCAGGGCCGCGGCGGGGTCTCGATGTGACCGAGCCCAAGAACTGGGCGAGTGAGTTCCCGAAGTACGCCGACTTCCAGCGGTTTCAGGCCGCGGGGGCCGCCGCGTCGATTGAGTTCGACATGCGGGGGATGAACGAGTTGCTGTCGGGGCTTTGGATCTCCGGCAACCTCATGGAGGAGGAACTCAAGAAGATCGCCTTCGAGATGCTCGCGCGGATTGCCGCCCGGACTCCGGTGAAGACGGGGCGGGCGCGCAACTCCTGGCACGTCATCGGACCGAATGAACAGGACAGCTACAGCTACTCCGACGACCAGGGCCACGCCTTCGATGGGTCGACGGGCGACGCCGCCGGGCCGCTGGAAGCTATCGTCACCAGCAACGTGCCCTACATGCTGAGCCTCGAAGCGGGGCACTCGCGGCAGGCTCCTCACGGCATGGTCGCGGTGACCATCGCCGAATTTCATGATGCGCTGAATGCGCGGGTCGAGGCGATCCTGCGCGAAGGGTTCGGTGGCTGATGCTCAGCGACATCGGCGCCCGACTCACGCTCGATCCCGGAAACTGGGAGTCGAACTGGAAGCGCGCCACCGAGGTCGTGAACGGGTCGGTCGGCCAGATCGGCCAGCAGGTGTCCCGCGTCGGGACCTCCCTGAATGGCATCGGCACGTCGGCCACGGGCATGTCGGACAAGTTCGATACGGCGTTCAAGAAGACGCTCAAGAACCTAGACGACATGCTGAAGAAGACGGAGGACATCAATAAGTTCGTCGCGGGTGGCAACGGCCCCTTCCGGAATTTCATCGTCGGGCTGGAAGACACGGGCACCGCCGCCGCCAAGCTCACCAGCATGATCGGCCCGGCGCTGACCACCGTGGGCACCGCCGCCACCGCGGCGGGGGCGGCGCTCTTGGGCGTCGCTGCGCTCGGCATCAAGGCGGCGGCGGATTTCCAGTCCGCCTTCACCGATGTCGAGATCGCGGTCAAGCTGAGTGACACCGCCACCGCGAGCGCCGCGGAGCAGTACAAGGAACTGGCCGAGAACCTCCACGATCTGTCGGTACAGACCGGCATGTCGGCCGAGGACCTGGCCAAGCTCGCGGGCGAGGCCGGGGTGCTGGGCGCCAAGGGCGTCGAAGGGATCACCGACTTCGTCGCGGCCGTCACGAAGATCGGCATCGTCACGGGGATCTCCGCCGACCAGGTCGCCCTCGGCATGGCGCGGATCACCCAGTCCTTCGGTCTCGGGCTCGAATCGACCATGCAGTTGGGGAACGCGCTGGAATCACTGCGCAAGACCACCACCGCGACGCCCCAGGCGATCCTCCAGTTGACGGAGTTGATCGCGCCGATGGCCGACAGCCTCGGCATCTCGGCCCAGGCCGCCATGGGATTGGCCGCGGCCATGGCCGGGACCGGTGGCCAGGCGTTCTATGCCGCCAACGCCTTCAACACCATGGGCGCGGCCATGCAGAAGGCGGCCATGGTCGGGGGCGGCCTCGGCAGGCTCTTCGCCGACGTGATGAACCTAGCCGACGGCTCCATCCGCTCGACCGAGGATTTCGCGCGCGTGCTGGAGCAGGACGGGACGAAGGCTATCACGCTGTTCATCGAAGGTCTTGGGAAGCTCGCCAAGAACCAGCTAGAGTTCAACGCCACCCTGGATCAGTTGGGGCTCGGCAGCGCGCGCTACCGGCGCATCATCCTCGAACTCGTCAAGACGACGGGCGAGGGGGCCGACGCGCAGAGCCTGCTGCGCGCCAAGGTCCAGCAGTCGACCGAGGCCTTCGCCAACGGCAATCAGGTCGCCGAAGATTTCGCGAAGAAGATGTCGGGCCTCAACGATTCCTTCAAGCAGTTGTGGCAGGCGGTCCAAGCGGGCCTGATCACGGCCTTCATGCCGTTCCTCGATCTCGCCGAGAAGGGCGTGCGGGCGCTCACGGCCTTCGTCAATGTCCTCCGCGAGCACCCCCTACTCCTCCAGTTCGCGGCGGGACTGACGATTGTCGGGGGCGTGACGTTGACCACGATCGGCAGCTTCGCGCTCTTCGTGCGCGTGGGCCTCGAAGTTGTGAAGACCTTCGGCGAACTCGCCGCCGCCTACCGCGCCTACCAGGTCGCCGTCGCCGCAGGCGAGAGCGTCGGCATCCTGAAGACGTTGGCCTTCGGCTGGGCCAACGCGAGCGGCGCCGCCGTCACGGGCATCCGCGCCATCATCGCGGCCCTGACGGGCCCCTCCGGGCTCATGGGGGCCTTCGCCCTGCTGAACACGGCGCTTGGGCCGACCGGCTGGGTGATCCTGGGGCTCGTGGCGCTGGGCAGCGCGCTCTACTACCTGGAGACGCGGTACGGCGCCCTCTCGAAGATCCTCGACAAGATCAACGCCATGCAGGCGCCGGACTGGATGACCAAGGGCCTCCAGAATGCGCCCGATGCCCGGGCCATTCCGGGGGAGCCGGACGAAGGGGCCTACGATCGGTTCATCCAGCAGCAGGAGCGCCTCAAGGATTCGATCCTCGAAGTGGAAGAGGGGGTCTCCGAAGAGTGGCTCGCGATCGTGAACTGGACCCGCGGCGTGACCGCGAATGCGACGCCCGCCGCCCAGTCTTTCAGCGACCATCTTCGCGACGTCGCCGACCAGGCGGACAAGCTCACGAAGAAGCTCGATGACATCGACACGATCAACAAGGCCATTGCCAATAAGGGCAAGGGCGGGCCGTCGATCGAGGCGGGTTTCCCAGAGCAGTTCGCGCTCGCGGAAGCGCAGGTCAAGGCGCAAGCGGCGGCGGCTGAGCGGGCGCGCCAGGAGCAGGCCGCCTTCCTGGGGCTCAGCGTGACCCGGGGGACCACGGGCACCGTCGAGCAGATCGACCTGACCATCAAGGCCTACGAGCAGGCCCAGGCCGACGCTTTCACGGAGTATCAGCAGACGCTTGAGAAGATGGACAAGCACGCCGCGGATGTCGATCGCAAGAGCCTGGCGGCCAAGGAGGCCTACAACCAGCGGGTCTCGCAGTTGACCGTGCAGCTTCTCGGAGAGACGGGCAAGCGAATCGAGGCCGTCCGCCAGCAGACCGAGGACGCGTATCAGTTCGAGCAGGGCCTGATCGACAAACTCGCGGGCCTCTACGAGAACGACCTCGAAGCCTTCCAGCGGACCAACGCCGAGAAGCTTCGGGACGAGGAAAAGACCCAGATCGCGCGGGCGTCGAAGGAAGGCCTGCTGAAGGGGTTGGGCGACTTCGGCGTCGATGAACTCACGGCAGCCCTTAATAAGGGCCAGGAGTATTTCGAGCGGTACGTGGCCGCGATTGCCGAGCAGGCGCCCGAGGCGGCTGCTCGCCTCCTGCGCATCGCCGCCGCCTACAAGGTCATCGCGGCCGAGCAGTTCACCCTCACGAAGCAGGTCGAGGCCTCGCGCGACTCGCTCAATGGGGCCGCCGCGGGCGTGGGCGCCTACGGCGAGGAGTTCTTCAAGCAGACCGAGAGCTTCAACAAGTACCGCATGGCCTACGCGGCGCTCGATGAGGTTCAGCGCCGCAACATCGACACACTCGCGCGGGCCCGGGCCGAGATCGAACGGAACAACGCCAGCGAGAAGATCCTCAAGGATCTGCACGACAGCGCGCTGCCGGGGCTCATGGCCGAGAGCGACGCCTTCGGCAGGATCGGAATTGCCGCCGACGTGGCGCGCCAGGCTCAATTGACGTACCACACCGCCGTCGAGAATCTGACCGAGGCCGAGCGCGGGCTCCTGACGGTCCAGCAGCAACTCATCGTCCTCACGCAGGCGCGGAAGCAGGCCGCCGATCTGTTCTACGCCGTGGGCATCCCGCAGTACCAGGGCGAGGTCCTGGCTCTGCGGGCCGCCGAGATTCAGCGCGACCAGGCGATCCTCCAGAGCGCGCTCAGCACCTATCAGACCATCAACGACTCGCGCCAGAAGAGTGACCAGTTACATGCCCAACTGCTCGCGGCCCAGGGCCAGGAGGAAGGCGACTTCTGGAAGTTCATTACCGGGCAGGTCCAGGGCGCCGCGGCCAACATGGACACCGTCTGGCAGGGGCTCGGCAAGATGATGGTGGACACGTTCGGGAACGTCCAGCGGTCGCTGTCCGACGTGTTCTTCAACGTCTTCACGGGCCAGGCCAATAGCCTCAAGGACGTGTTCAAGAACCTGCTGAACGCGATGCTGCGGAGCTTGGCGGACTTCCTGGCGTCCGCCACCGTCAAGGCCTTCCTGAGCTTCCTGGGCAATCTGATGAACGGGCAGGGGGCGGGCGAGGCGGCCGGGAATGCGGTCGGCAGCCTCTTCGCCACGCCGACCTCCGGTGGGCAGGCGGGGTCACTCACGGGCCTGGCCGGGACAGCCGTCAGCGGCATTGCGGCGGCGCTCAAGGCTTTCGGGATCGGTTCCGGTTCCGGTAGCACGCCGACGATGACGTCGACGGGCGGGACGGCGTCGTCCAACCCGCTCGGGGTCTCAGGCGGCACCACGCTCCAGAGCCCGCTGGCTGGCCTGGGGAGCATCACGGGCCTCGGATCGGGGAGTGGCTCGACCGACATCGCGAGCACGATCTACAGCCTGTCGCAGGGGATGTCGCTCCCGGACTTCAGCACTCCGGCCTTCGACTTCTCCTCTACGTTCGGCTCCTACACCAACGAGTATTACGCCGAAGGCGGGCGGGTGCCCGGGGCGGGCCGCGGCGACATCGTCCCGGCCATGCTGGAGCCGGGGGAGTTCGTGGTGCGCCGGACCGTGGCCGAGAGCCTCGGCCCGGCGCTCGATCTCATCAACGGCGGCGGCCGGGGCCAGGTCATGGGCGGGCGCCTGCATTTCGCCACGGGCGGCAGCGTGGACCTCTCGGGGCTCAGCGGGACCCAGAGTGCGGCCCTGCTCCAGGCCATGCTCCTCATCCAGGCCCAGCAGTTGGCCAGCCAGCAGCAGACGGCGGCGAACACCGGACAGACCGCGGTGGCCCTCACGGGCAGCCAGGCCCCGGCCCCGACGTCCGGATCGACCCAGATCATGGGCACGGGCGGCGCGGCGACGGCAGTCACGGTGGGCGGCAGTGGGGCGGCGTCGAGCCCCAGCGGGGGGAGCGGCGGCGGGATGCCGTCGCCGGGGGCGGCCCAGTTCCTCGCCAGTATCGCCCCCTACGCCAAGCTCGGCGGCGAGACGGCGAAGCTCAGCAATCTCTTCTTCAACCCGGGCGGCGAGTCGGGCAAGGCGCTCACCACGAACCTGAACGCCCTCCTGGGGACGGTCTTCGGCGGCTTCAACCTCGCCAGCGGCGTCGCTACCGGCAACACGATGCAGACCGTGAGCGGCGGGCTTGGGCTGGCCAGCGGCATCACGAACTTCACCGGGGTGCAGTCCTTCCTCAACAGCACCTTCGGCTCTTCACTGCTCGGGAGCGGAAGCACGGCGATCGGGGCCGGGCAGATCGCCAGCAGCGTGCTCGGCGCGGCCAGTGGCGGCCTCGGGCTCTACGGCAACATCTCCGACATGATCAAGAACGGGGCAAGCTTCGGTAGTGTCGCCTCGGCCATTCTGAATGCCTACCAGATCTACGCCGCGGCGGCGCCCGTTGTGGGGGCGGCCACCGGAGTCGGGCTGCCCACCATCGGCGGTGCGCTCAGTTCCCTCGGCACGACGCTCAGCGGCACCGCGCTCGGCAGTGCCCTCGGCATCGGCGCGGGCGTGGGCGCCCCGGTCGCGGGCGGCGCGGCCGGGCTCGGGGCGGGGGTGGCGGCGGCCGGAGCAGGTGCGACGGCGGCGGCGGCGGGCTCGGGGGCGGCGTTCGCCGCCATCCCGGCGGGCGTGACTGCGGGGATTGTGGCGGCGCCGCTCCTGATCGGCGTGATCGTTAAGATGATCACCGACATCGAGGAGAAGAATCGGGCGGATGCGCGGATCTTCCGGGCCAAACAGGACCTGCGTACCGTCATCCCGCAGATCATCGACCAGGTCCCGAAGGTCGCCCAGCAGACCTGGGGCATCGTCAACGACCCGAACTCGACGCCCGCGCAGATCCGCGCGGCCTTCGATGCCGCCGCGAGCAGCTACGACCTCTTCAACACCTACGACAACTACTTCAAGACCGGGACCGGCGCCTACGGCATGGTCAAGGTCCCGCAACTGATCCAGATCGGGCAACAGTTGCAGCCCTTCCTGGACATGATGCAGGTGGGCATGATCCGGGGCGCCGATCGGCTCGCCACGACCGCGCCGAGCCTGGTGCCGACGGGCAGCCGCTACCTCGATCCGATGCAGTTGGCCCAGAACGTGGGCGTCCCGCTGTCGAGTGACAACGCGCTCGTGCAGGGGCTGCAGACGAACATGCCCGGCCTCGGAACGGATCTCGTCTCCGGACTGTCCATCGCGCCGGGCGGCTACCTCGTGCCGACCGACATCTATAACCAGGTCGTGGCCAACGTCCAGCCCGGACACCTGGAGCAGTCGCTGGCGGCGCTCTCGACGCTCTACGGCGGCGCCCTGCCGGATTCCTACAAGGCGCTCGGCTTTGGCAGCGCGGGCGGCCCCGCCGTCACGGGTCTCCAGAAGCAGGACACGACCGTGATGTCCCGGCTGCTGGCCCGCATCACCCCGACCGACCCCACCATCGCCTCCGCGGTCACCTCCTCCCTCTTCGCGCAGGGGCCGACCCAGCCCGCGCAGATCCCGACCTTCTACAACTCGCTGCTCGGTGGGGCGGGCGCCAACGAGGCGGCCACCTACGCGCTCCAGGCCCAGCAGGACTACTACCAGGCCTTCACCTCGGGCGGCATGGCCACGGGCGGCGTCGTGACCGGCGGCATCCCGGGCCGCGACTCCGTGCCGAAGCTCCTGATGCCGGGCGAGCGCGTGCTGACCGTGGCCCAGAACAAGGACTACGAGCGCGGCATGCAGGGCGGCGGGCCGGGCCCCGTCACCATTAACATCACCGTCAACGGCCATGTGGACGATCCGGAAGAGATGGCGCGCATCCTCGCGCCGAAGCTGCGCGACGAACTGCGTCGCATCGAGCCCCGGTACAGCCGGGCCGGGAACAAGACCCAGGTCTAGCCATGGCCGACATCAAGTCCGGCAAAGCGAGCTTCATGGCGGAGAACATGATCGTCAACACCTCCGCGGGCGTGACCGCCTCCAGCCAGGCCACGGGCGCGGTCAGCAAGCCCCAGAAGGAAGGGGCGGGCTCGGCGGCGGCGGTCCTCGCCGGGACCTTCAACGGCAGCGTGGCCGTCGACTTCTACGTCGAGATCGAGACCACGGGGGAGATCGGCAGCGCGACCTTCAAGTGGTCGAACGACGGCGGCGCGACCTTCACCGCGACGGGCGTGGCCACCTCCACGAGCCCGGTCACGCTCCAGAACGGCATCACGATCCAGTGGAGCCAGGGCGCGGGCAACGACGTCGTGGCGGGGGACAACTGGCGCTTCAAGGGCTACCTGCCCTACGGCCGGGACAAGATCCTCGACCGCGACCGGGACACCGAGTGGCGCTCGACGGGGGTCAGCAGCGAGAGCCTCGCCTTCGACCTGGGCGGCACCCAGACCCCGACGGTCCTGGTCGTGCTCGACCACAACCTCACCGCCGGAGCCAGCATCCGCCTGCAGGGCTCCAGCGCCTCGAACTTCGGCACCCTGGTGGCCGACTACGTCGTGCCCTGGCAGACGGATCGGCTGCTCTACTTCCTGGGCGCGCCGCTGGTCGCGGCCCGCTACTGGCGCCTGCAGTTCAGCGATCCCGGCAACACGGACGGCTACCTCCGCGTCTCGGAGGTCTTCCTCGGCACCTACACCCGGATCGCGCGGAGCTTCGAGTTGGGCGATCTGCGGGGCAAGGTGCGCGTGGGGCAGCGCGACCGCAGCCTCTCGGGCAAGTTCTACGGCGCCGTGAACACGATCAGCCGCGCCTTCGATCTGTCCTGGGTGCGCCTGAGCCAGACCGACCGCGACCAGTTGGTGGCCGTCTTCGATGCCCTGAACGATCTGGCAAACCACATGGTCCTCCCGGTCTTCTTCAGCCCCATGGACACCGACCTCTCGCAGGTCTTTCTCTGCGAGTGGTCGGATCAGCAGATCGTGGCCACGGGGGAGACGGATGCGCCCGAGCGCTACACGGTCGCCGTCCGCCTGGTCGAAGTGCCCCGCACGCTGGCCACGAGTGCCGCCTGAGATGGAACCGCGTACCCGCTTCTTCCACGACAAGCAGTTGGAGCAGCGGACGCTCGTGCCGCAGATCATCCTGCGCACGGGGCTGGGCGATCGGGCCTGGGGCTTCCTCAATCCCGACATCAACAACCCCATCGGCACCGCGCTCTCTTCGACGGAGATCGAGTTCGTGCAGAGCGAGTTCGCCGACGAGCCGATCCTCGAACGCGCCCCGCGCCTCACGAGCTTGAGCCCGCTCCAGGAGTCGACGCAGCCCTTGGACCAGGACGTGCTGGGCTCCTGGGGACAGGGGCAGCGCGCGGTGCTCGCCTGCGAGGCCCACAACGACGATCTAGCCATGACCGGGATGGTCGGCAAGGAGTACGTGCTGAATCAGCCGATCTTCCTCTTCGTGGGCTTCCCGGGACTCGACTGGGACTACAGCCAGTTGCGCTACTCGGGTTCGATCAACCGGATCACCCTCACCAAGAACAAGGTGAAGATCGAGGCGGAGACGCTGTGCTGAGCCTGCGCGACCGCGTCGTGATCGGCGTGCTCCTGGCGGGCATCCTCGTCACGCTCCTCTGCCTCGTGCAGGCCCTCCGCGGCTAGGCCATGGCTCAGGACCTCCTCGACCGCTTCACGCCGATCCACAGCATGCCCATCAACAACGGGGGCATCGCCACCTGGGTCCTCTACCACGGCCACCGCATGCTGAAATTCCGGCAAGGCGGGGGCAACGTCGCCTACTTCGGCAGCGTCTGGAACAGCCTCTACAACGGCAGCGGCGTGATCGTCACCGTCGAGTGGACGGCCGCCGCCACCACCGCCGGGGTGCAGTGGACCGCGGCGTTCGAGCGCCAGCAGGCCGGAGTCTTCAGCTTCCTCGGCGCGAGCTTCCTGAGCCCCAAGACGACGGTCGCGGGCGCGTTAGCGGCGGCGAATCGCGCCACGTATACGCAAATCCAGTTCGCGGCGGCCGATCTCCACGGCCTGGTCCCCTTCGAGGGCTACCGCCTGCAACTCTCCCGCGCCGACGCGGTCGCGATGGATGCCTACGTCGCGCGCGTGTTCCTCCAGAACCGGACCTGACCATGGCGGTCGTTCTTCCCGGGGGCAAAGCCTTGTACCTGCCCGGCCCCACGCCGCAGTTTCGGTACGACGTCGGGATCACGGGGGGCCATCTGCAATTCGGCTGCTGGATCTATCCCCAGGACGTGACCTACACGCAAGAGATTCTGACCCCAGTCGAAGCGCCCATCGCAGGTTCGTTGCCCAATGGCTACGTGCTCACGACCTTGCGCCTCGAAGGTGGCCCCACTGGCGGCCCGGGCACGCTCATGGTCATCAGCCAGGCCGATCTCTTCGGCTTCTGCTCGGTGGCGCGCTCGGTGCCCGGCACCATCGTGGCGAACCAGTGGCAGCACGTCCTCGCCGTCTTCCAGCCCTTCGGCATCGCCGACCCGCACCTCTACGTCAATGGCGTTGAGGTTACCTATGCCTTCGTCCGGGGCGAAGCAGGGTTGCCGTCCGCCGGAGGCTGGGATTTCCTGATCGGCTCGACATTCCGTGGCCTCGATGGGGGCCCGAGCTATCCCGCCGGGTCGCGCCTGGTTCTCGGGCAGCCCATCTATCCGGCCTTCCCCGCCCGGGCCTTTTCGACCGAGCCCGGGCGACCCTTCAAGGGCGGCATCCAGCACGTCGGCGTCTGGCATTCCGGGCTCGTGCAGGATAGCCCCGACAACACGATTGAGTCCCTCGCCGCAGGCTACAGCCCCACGTTCCTGCAGCACTACATCGAGGGCAGCGCGCTCAGTCGGGCATTGATGATGGCCCCGGCCTGTTACGGCGAGCACCCCACCGAGGAGTGTGATCCCGTCACTGGCATCGCGCTGGCTGAGACCATCGGCAGCGGCAACATCACGGAAATGGAAGGGCCCTGGGTCTCGGAGCCCTGCTTCCCCGAGATCGAAGGGCCGGGCCCGCCGATCCCGCACCACCCCAAGCTCTGCCTGCCCTTCGGGCTGCCGACGGCGGGGATCTACCTCAACCCCGGCAATCTGGGCGATCTGCTGCCCATCGTCTACGGCGACTTTCGCGTGGGCGGGCTGCGCGGCCCCGTGCCCGCCACGCTCATCGACCGCGGCGATCCCGCCGTCGATCCGCCCGAGGGCCCGTTCGTCTACTGTGGGGCCTGGCACCCGGTGGTGAGCGTCGAGAAGGTCTACATCGGCGACGTCGAGCAGGTCTTCAGCCTCGATACCGACGATCCCAACGCCAGCATCGTGGTCAGCCTCTCGAACAACTTCCAGAACCAGGGCCCGATCTGCACGATCACGTTCCTGCCGGACGCGGCGAACCGGATGCTGAGCCCAGCCGGGCAGCCGATCCAGGAGGTCTCCTGGCGCGGGCGCGGGGCCTTCGGCGCGGACGGCCTCACGGTCATGGAGAACGCGATCGACCAGTTCGTCCATCTCCTCACGACCTACGGCAGCTTCGCGCTCGATCAGGATTTCGATCTGGCCGCGCTCGCCGAAGCGACCGCCGCCGTCGAGAGCCTCGGCTACAAGACCGCCTTCGTGGTGCAGACCCAGGACGTGACCCAGGACTGGCTCACCGAGATGCTCTTCAACGTCATGGGCTTCTGGCGGATCAACGGACGCGAGCAGGTGGAGGTCCACGTCGACAGCGGCGGCCCCGTGGATCTCTCGGATCTGGCGGCCAGCGTGGTGGCGGCGCGCGACTGCCTCGACGGCGACGACGGCGTCACGATGATCCTCGACAAGCAGGCCATCGTCAACGCGCTCGACGCCTACTACTTGTGGATGTGGAGCATCAACAGCGCGGCCAGCAAGATCGTGAGCGAGGTCGACCCGGTCTCGGTCGAAGCCTACACCGAGATGCGCAAGGCCGTGACGCTCAAGGGGCTGCGGCGGGCGCAGGACGTCCATACCTGGGCCCAGATCCTCTTCACGCGGCAGGCCGCCCGCGAGCGCACCGAGGGCGGGACCATCCACTGCACGCTCCGGGGCAGCCAGTTCGCCCACCTGACCATCGGCGACACCATCGCCTTTACCTGGCCCTACGGGCCCACGCGCGAGAACGGCCATCCCTACGTGAACCAGGTCCTGCGGATCGTGGAGATCGCGCTCGACGCCACCCGGGGCGGGGCGCTGGCCATCGTGGCCGTCGATCTGGGGACCTACGTGACCGGCCCCGGCGGGACGCGGCTGCTGACCCCGCTGGCGCGATGAGGGGCGACATGGCGGACCCCCGTGAAGTCTGTCCCGGCTGCGAGCCGGAGGAAGAGCCGATCCACTACGTGACCGCCTACTGCTTCAGCCACCGGCCCGACGCGGCCGGACTGGATGATGCCGGGGTCCGGTTCTCCGAGACGTTCGATACGAGCGGGACCGCTGAGACGGACCCCAAAACCAACCGCGCCTGGTGCGCACTCTTCCACCGTGGAGGGACCTCGTGAGCCCGGCCCTACGACAACCCACGGTAACAGCCGAGAGAACAGAACCGCCCCGCCCCGCTATTCGGATAGGTCAGGAATGTCCTCCGGCACCGTTCGCAGCGTCGCTTCACGGCCCGGAGCTTTCTGACTCCCCGCATGACGAATGGCTCGCTCGGTCCGATCAGAGTGGGGTGCTGCCGCCGCGTATTGCAGCCGTGACAGGATGGCACGAGGTTCGCGGGGCGATTATCCCGGCTCTTGTTGTTGAGGTGGTCTGTTTCCAGTGTTCCGTCCTCCCAGGCCACAACCTTTCCGCACCAGTGGCAGTGGTGGCGCCCCGGTCCAGTCTTATCGAAGAGGACCAGCCGGTGTTCGAGCACCCGACCGAACCGATCAGCCAATGGATGACTGGGGCAGCGGACCAGCCGGTACCGGCCGGTGCCGCCAGGCTTCGGCGGGGCATGCCGCCATCTCCAGAGAACGCTGCACGACTGCGAGCAGAACCGGCCACCTTTCCGCTTCACCTTACTGGGCGACGCGTGCCACACGAACTTCGCCCCGCAGTGTCGACAGCGTCGAGTCAGTCGCGTGCCGCCTCTCGGCCGTTTGGCGCTACAGCTATGGGAACAGAACTTGGCTGCCCCGCTTCTCACCCGGTGAGCCTTCGCCAGGAACGGCGTCTGGCACGCCCGGCAGATGACCTGGACCAGTGGCAACATGGCCAGGACCGTACCATTTCTTTCTGCCGTTATGCAAGGGTCAGGTGATCCACATTGAGCAATGCATTATACGATTCCGGAAGACAGAAGTTCCTGGAAGGGTCCATCGCGATCCTGACCGACGACATCAAGCTCTGCTTCGTGGACTCGGCGGACTACACGCCGAATCTGACGACCGACGACTTCCTGAACGACATCGCGGGGGCGGGCATCGTGGCCACCTCCGGCAACTTCGCCAACAAGACCTCGGCGGCGGGGGTCTTCGACGCCGACGACGTGGTCGTGTCGTCCGTGTCCGGCGACATCTTCGAGTACGTCGTGATCTACAAGGACTCCGGGGTGGCGGGCACGAGCCCGCTGATTGCGCTCATCGACACCGCGACCGGGTTGCCGTTCACGCCGACCGGCAACAATATCACCGTGGCGTGGGACAACGGATCGAACAAAATCCTAAAGTTGTAAAACTATTGTCCCACGCAATGGTGACATTATTGACAGTTGACAGTAGACGGCGGCATCAGCCCATCGGCATCCGAGCCCGCGAGATGCCGCACTGCCCGACCTGTACTTGCAGGCGGCGCTTGAGGAGAAAGCCATGATCACTGTCGGCCAGACCTACCGCCACGTTCCGACCGGCCTGCCCTGCACCGTGACCGAGATCAACCGGGTTTCGGGCCGCATGATGGGCACGCTCAGCGATGGGCGCACCGCGCACGACATCCCGAGCCACGACCTGGTGGACCTGCCGCCCGCGACGCCGTCGGCGCCTGCGGCCGAGGCCGCGCCTGCCGCCGAGGAGGCGACGGAGGACGAGGACGCCAAGGGGCTCCTGACGCCGCGGCAGTTCTCGGCGCGCCTGCGGAGGGGCGAATGACCGACCGCGTCGAGGCGCACTTCGGTCTCACGGAGAGCGGGCTCGGCGATCAGGTGCGGGTCACGCTCAGCCGCCCGATCCGGGTGCTGCGCTTCGATCCCGAGACCTGCTACCGCTGGGCCAACGCGCTCATCGCGCTCGGGCGGCAAGCCGAGCGGAACCAGGCCGGGCACGCGGCCCTCAGTGTCAAGGAAGTCGACGCCCTGGAAGAGGCCCTCTGCGGGCGGCCGAGTCTGCGCGGTGGGTAGCCCGTTCCTCGTCGGCCAGCGGGTCATCTGGCTCGTGCCCGGCAAGACGGGACGGGTGACTGCGTTCAACCGTGTGAAGCAGACCGTGGATCTGCAGTTCGAGGAGGACGGCAGTGGGCGCGGCGACATCCCCGTGACCGAGGTGGTCTCGATCGGCCAGGGGGCGGTCGAGCCGCCCACCACCAAGACGGGGCGGAGACCGAAGCCGCCCGGCATTGACTCTCAGGAGCGGTTCGGGCGCCCCAGTCTCGGAGGGTAACGGCATGCGATTCATTTTCTACAGTCCGGTTCACTTCGAGGACTGGGATTGGCGGGCGTCGGTCGAGCGCGGCATCGGCGGCTCGGAGACCTCGCACGTCGAGATGGCCTGGCGGCTGGCGCGCCGCGGCCACGAGGTCCTCTCCTACGCCCCGATCCCGCCGGACTGCCCGGGC